CGCGCTAAGTACGCTCATGGCGGTCGTCGCGGTCATGACCGCAACTTGCAATACACCGAACGCAATCGCAGCGGCCACCACACCCTTGATCACGCCAGGGTGTTCGGCCGCCAGCGCGGCGACCTGAGAAATCATCGGCCCGATCACGGCCATTGCTTCGTTCATCGCCGGCAGAAACATACTGCCGATGTTGATGCCCAGACGATCGACACGGTTGGTCATCTCTTTGATGGCCGTGGCCGTGGTCTGCGAGTTGTCGGCGAATTCCTTCTCGATAGTGCCGCTGTTCTGCACGCCCTCGCCGACCTTGGCCAGGTTGGACCTGAGCACATCCAGATTGGCCAGCAGTGGCGTGATAGCACCCAGCGATTCCGCGCCGAACAATTGCGTGATGACATCCGACTGCTTGCCAGGGTCAACACTGGAGACCGCCGTCAGGACCTTTTCAATGGTCCCGGACGGGTCACTCTGCATGCCTTGGGTCAGCTGGTTGACGTCGAGCTGCAACGCCTCGAACGCCCCGGCTTTCGCCGCGCCCCCTTCGGTCAACGACTGCATGAATCGCTTCATACCGCTGGCGGCCACATCGGCCGGCACATCGACGCTGGCCAGCGTGGCGCCCATTGCCGCCAGTTGCCCGGAGGCCATGCCCGCAACCGGCCCAAGCGGGCCCATTGCAGTCACCATGGTGGCGATTTTCTTTTCTAGGTTGTTGCCGCCGAGCACGTTGATCTTCTCGGACAACGCCGCGACTTGCGGTTGGGTCATCTGGAACGATGAGCGCCACGAGGCCATCATGTCGCCCGACTCGGCCGCCGTCTGATCGAATGCGACACCCATTTTCACGGCATCGCTGGCAAACCCGGTCAGTTCTTCACGCGGTACATTGGCCTTGGCACCGGCAGCAACAATCGCCGCGATGCCATTGGCGCTTTCCGGCAGCCGTTCACTGAGGTCCAGAATATCGGACCCCATCTGCTGGAACTGCTGCGGTGTTTCAAAGCTTACCGAGCGTTTCACGCCGGCCATGCTGGTCTCGAAACCGATCGCTGCCTTTACCCCGGCAATCAAAGGCCCCGCCAAAGCGTTGTCCGTGACTGCCTTGCCAAGGTCTATGGCCCCCAGACTGGTCTCGAGGCCTTTGACATTGTTGCGGATAGTTGCCAGCGTTGGAGACAGCTGGTCGACGCCGGTAATCAGCGTTCTGATAGTGTCTGCCATCACTCCCCCTGCAGGATCTGGTTGATGCGTTGCGCCTGCAAGATCGATTCGGTGATGACGTCCAGCTCCCTGGACATCATCAGTTCGGGATCGGTCTTCCAGAAGTACGCGAGGTCGTAAACGACGGCGATCAGTCCTTCAAGGTTGCTGATGCCGCTGCCATGAAAAAACTCGCAACCTTCCAGCTCAACGTATTGATGTCGCACAGGTCCATCTGATTGACCGACGAGGGCGGGATGCCGGCGCAGACGGCGATGTACTTCGCCGCCACGTCCAGATCCAGGGAAACTTCCTCGTTCTTGTCGATCCTGTACGGCAGAGCCTTGATGGCCCGCGCTTCCTGCGCCGTAGGGCGCCGGAAGGTCAGTTGCGAAAGGGTTTCGCCGTGCGCTTCGATCGGGCTGGCCAGGTCGATGACTTCACTCATTGCCAGCTCCCCTGATTGCCGTCGAATTGCAGTTCGATGGTGCCGTCGTCAGCCTTGCTGCTCGGCTCATCGACCAGGTAGGCGCCTGACAGGACGTAGGTCTTGCCGTTCTTGAACTCACAGGTGATGGTCATGTCCACACCGGTAGTGAGCAGCTTGAGCGGCAGATCCGCGGTATGCACGGTGGTGAATTTCAACCAGGCGGCCTTTTCGGTTTCCTTGTAGTAACCAGGCACGACGGTCTCGCGCTTGATGTTCATCAGAGGCGCTTCGCCGCCGCCGCTGATGGTCAATTGGGTGCCATCCACTTTGATGTAGCAGGTACCCGCAACTTTCTGACCCATGTTGTTTATCTCCAGAATGAAAAAACCCGCACGAGGCGGGCTTGAAAGGGTTGGTTAGGCTTATGCCGCTTCGTCGTACTGCAAGCGGAACTGGTTGAGCAGCGCGAACACGCGCAGGCCGTTGATGTAGTCAGGCGGGAACATCACGTTCACGCGGCTTGGGTCATTGCCGTCACGCTCGACAATCAGGTGCTGGGCGAACGTTTCGGCGTTCTCCACATGACCCTCTTCTTCAAGACGTGCGTATTGCGCAATCAACTCGCCACGGATGGTGCTCGGCGTGATGATCGGCTGGCCGGCACCGAAGCGCGTGCCATCGTTGGCCAGCTTGTGGCGGCCGTACTTGCTGGTGATGATGCCTTGCAGACGACGGATGATGAACGCCGACTGGTGCATGGTTTCACTGTCCAGGTACGAGTTGTCAGCCTGGCCGTAAGCGTTCTTCTGGTAGGTGGTGATCGAACGCTGAATGCGTACGTAACCGCCTTCGTAGTACGCCGTGGCGATGCCGTAACGCAGCAGCGACTCACGCTCGGTCAGGGTGAAACGCTGACTGGCCGGAGCCGGATCGATGCCAGGCATGGTGCCGCTCTGGGTCGGACGGCTGGCGTCGGCAGAAATGAACACCGCCGTGCGCGCAGCCAGGGCAGCGGCTTGCAGCCAGACCGGTTGCGGCACACCGTTTTCGACACCCTGCAGGGTGATGTGCTGATCGTTGCGCAGTTGACCTGCGGCCACCAGCGTACCGACCGTGCCGCGCTTGGCGCTGTAAACGTGACCGTACAGTTGACGGGCCCAGCTCCAGCGACCGGTGCTGTCGTCCATTACCGCTTTCCAGGCATCCAGCGTGGCGGTGTCGGTCCAGGGCATGCAGATGAACTCGAACGGCTCATCGCCCAGCGCAGCCAGTGCCTTGAGCTGATCAGGCGTACCTACGCCACCAGTCATGGCGGTGACTGCCGCCGTCAGGCCGGCAGGAATGACTTCGCCATTGGTCTTGCCCTGGCGATTGAATTCCAGCTGGATGTCATTGCCGCTTGCCCCGCTCCATTTGCAGGAAAGGGTCAGCACACCCGCTTCGACAGCCGCGGTGATCGGCAGATCAGGTGTGGCGTTGATTTTCACCGACAGTGCCGTGGCCGCCTGGGCAGCGGTTGCGCCGTTAACGACAGTGGCCTGCACTCGCATGCCGCCGACATACAGGTTCAGCAGACCGGCTTCGGTCGCCGCCCCGCTGAGGGTGACTTTCGCGCCGGCCTTGGCGCCTTCGGTATTGAGCAGCGGCAGGCACCAGACTTCGCCGGTGGGGTCCGCCTTGCGCCAGGTTTCATACATCGAGGCCAGCATGGAGCCCTGACCGCCGATGTTTTTCGCCAGCGCCACGCTCGGCACCAGCACCAGAGAACCCAGTTCGGGGCCGGACACATCGTCGTTGACCTGCGCAACGATCAGTCGACGCATGCTGGCCGACGCGCTGTTGGCGGCCGAATTGTCCATCTCCGCATAAAACAGCGGCACGCGAACATCGGATGGAATGTTGTTAAAGCTGATAGCCATTGTTTGGCTTCCTCTTGGTTAAGCCGTGAAGGCTTGATGGGTGGTGGTGGATTGCTCGGTTTGAAGGGTGATGTCGCCGTCGTTCTGACGACGCTGCCACCAGGCGTTGAAGGTCACCTGCCGACCTTCGACGGGCAGCAAATCGCCCGCCTCCGGATCCGGCACAGTGCGGCCCTCGGCCGGTACTACAGTGATGCGTTGAGTCATGGGGTTACCTCTGCTGTGAACTTCGCTTCGATACGGCCATCAGGGCCGGGGGATTTCAGGTTCGGATCTGCGGGGTCAACGCAGTCCATCTCGAGGGTGGCGCCGGTAAATCCGGGCAAACCGTCCAGATACGCTTCATGCCAGGTCTCGGCAGGCTGATCGGAGGTGTTGCGGCCCAGTTGAAACTGCGCTGCAAACCCGAAGCGATACGTCACCCGGTCGCCGCTGATCTGCACCAGCGCGCCACCGGTGTACTGCATCGCGTCGTAATCGCGATCCGGGTTCCAGCCCACCAACGCTCGCCACAACTCAGCGCGCAGGGTGTGCAGTTGCTCACTGGCTTCCTGCCCGCGCTTGTCACCGCCGTCGAGCACCACCACCACGTCAATCCGGTCGGTGATGTTCTGGCGAATAACGTTCTGCAAATCGTTGGCGGTGGACTGATCGCCAGTGGCAATGACGTACGCCGACGGGTGGGCGAGCTGATCACCGAGGGCGACCGCCGCCCAGTCGATACCGGCACTGATTCGCCCGGCAAAGCTCGGGCAGGTCGCCTGCAAGTGGGCAACTATCGGGGTTATCTTCATGAGGGGTTCCGCGTGTGTTGAAGGTTGATTGCGGCGTGGGAAACGCCTACTGGTTCGCCTTGCCCAACGCCTCATCAGCCTTGTCTGCAGCACGGCTGGCCGTGTGAGCGGCCTGATTGGCAATTGATGCAGCACTCTCGACCTTGTCTGCCGCCTGGGTGGTGGTTTCGGCCAGCCTGTCCAGGCGCCGGGCGCGCTTGCCCAGTGCTGCGTCGTAGGCATTGCGAACCTCGGCCAGCTGCTGCGTATGCTCGGCATTCGCCGACCACTGCCCGGCCTGAAAACCGAGCATCAGGCAGCCAGCGATCAGCAGCACGGAAATCAGCCAGACCTCCAGGCGCCGCCACCAATGGCGAGCGATGAAATCAATTGCGCATCTGTGCATCGTTTGCACCTCCGAGTTGGGATCGCAGCCGGGCTATTTCGGCGCTTTGCGTGGTGACCTTGTCGGTGAGTTGAACGATGTGGCTGGTGAGGGCTTCGATCTTGCCCTCCATCCGCCCAACCGCTGCGGCGAGCTCGTTGCGCTCCTTGGCGAACTGATCAGCCCGCGCTTCAGCCTCCTTGCGCGCCTGGCGCTCGGAGTCGAGCAGCTCATTGAGGCGGCGCACCGTACCGATGTCCGCGTTGTCCATCGCCCGGTCTGTTGCATCTCTGGAAAGAAACTTGCGCAGCCATAGAAAGCCGCCAAGCAGTATTGTGCCCGTGCCGCCCAGCCAGGTAGCTGTGCCTGGGCCTAGGTCGGTTGGGTCCATTGGTGCTCCGTAATAGGGTGGTGGACTCTCAAGGCCCTCGAAAATCGAAAGCCTGAATAAACTGGAAAGAGCCCCTTGATGCGGGGCTCCGTTGTTGGTTCAGAACGGAATGACTTGCACCGTCATGCTTGTGCATAACCCCACAGGGCAATGCGCTCGGCAAAGTACGGTGTGACCAGTGCGACGGTCTCCGCCTGATTGCTGGCCTCCAGGCTCATCTTTTCGCCATCGGTGCCTGGCCCTGTGACCCACAGTGTCACTGGCACTTTTTCCGCCTTCGCTTTATCGAGCAGGTTTTTCAGCGCGGTGCGACCGGCAGCCGTTGGCGGAATCCCTGTTTCGCCGATAAATGCGGCCATCTTGTTGGTCTTGGCATAGGTCAGAAACGGACCCACGATTTCATCGCGCAGAACGGTCGGCGAGATCAGGTCGTTGTTATTGGCGTAGGCACCGCTGGAGCTTTTATCGTAATCGCCGTAAGCATGGGCTTCCCAGACAATTGCATTGGCCGGGTCGACGATCTTCGACTGAAGGTTGGCAGAGACGGTGGCCCAGTTTTTGGCGCTTGCAAACTCAAGCCCACAAATGAACACCGGCTTTTTCGAGCTGTTGCGCAACGCCTGCAGCACGGTATTCATCGTGCTGATGTATAGCGCCTCAAGAGCAGGGAACGTAATGTAGTCCTTGGCACCCACCGTAGTATTCGAATACGGCTCGTTACCCAACCCCCAGCCCAACACCATCGGATCGTCGCATTCGGTGACCAGCTTCTGGTGAAAGTTGGCCAGGTGAACGGCGCTCCAGAAAGTGCCACTGACACCGTTCCCATCCTTGATCAATACCGACTCGGTTGCCTTCCAGCCGTTCTGATTACCGGCCTCCGCGGCAGGAAGAATGCGCCCGGTCAGGTTCCCGTTTGCATCGGTTTCGTAGCGATGCAAACGCATGTAGTGGTGCGGATCAGGAATGATTCTGGCCTCGCCATTGGAGTCTTCACGAATCCAGCCAAGCATTTCTTTCCAGCGCTTCACGAAGTCGGTATTCAGGTTCGCCCCTTGACCTGGCAGGCCGTCCAGAGTCGACAGTTGAATAGCGCGCTGAAGTTCGAACAGGGCAGCCTGCGGCT